CAAAATGATGCTCGAGAGCAGTGAGTCATGCTGCTATGACTTTGACGACTTTAACGCACAACACTCAACTGCATCAATGATGGCAGTCATCATGGCATATAAGGATACTTTTGCTAATCAAATGAGCGAAGCACAGGTTGAGGCGGTGCAGTGGGTAGCTGACTCCTTACTTGATGTTAAGGTAATTCCGAGTGACGGTGCACCTTACACTGTTAACGGGACTCTATTGTCAGGCTCTCGATTGACGACCTTTCTTAACACCGCGCTAAACTTCATATATATGGACATTTCTGGAGCTCTGTCTACGCCGGGTGTGGTTGACTCAGTACACAACGGTGATGATGTTCTGCTAGCCGTACGTACCACTAGATCTGTCGTACAAGTCCACAGCCGTATGGCCAAAATTAATGCAAGAGCACAAGCTACAAAGTGTAATGTCTTTTCGACGGGTGAGTTTCTCAGAGTTGACCACAAACTCGAACTCCGTGACGGTTTAGGAGCGCAGTATGCAACACGAGCCTGCGCTACAGCGGTACACTCTAGAGTTGAAAGTCAGCAACCTGTACGAGCTACGTTAGCAGCAGAAGCGGCTGTCACAAGGCTAAAAGAGTTAACTAGGCGATGTCCGCAGGCAGAGCCCGGCCACAAGCTGCTGCTAGATAACATTATTAATAGGCTGGCGACTATTTACAACGTTTCACGCCAAGCGTTACTGATAGCAGTACACACTCATGTGGTTGCTGGCGGTCTGTCAACGGAGCGATGGGCGCCAGTTGAGATCCTCGTTGAAGAAAAGGTCACCTATCAGGAGACAGAAGGGGATGAACTGAGTGTAGATGTTTCGAGACTAACACCGGGAATCATTGATTATGCCCGCAGGCTACATAGAGTAGTCCGCGAAAAGGTATCGTATGATACGATTAAAGCATCTGTTTACAGGGCTACGCGATCGCAATTAGACGTAACTAGGAAGACAAAGTTGGAATTATCTGACGTGTCTTTGTCTGTTAAGTATAAATGTGCGCGAGCCTTACACAAGATGCTGAAATCAGTTATCAGGTTACCTTTTATACCTAGAGCGCGTTTCCTTAACGTGCCGCCAGTGGCACTGGCGACTAGAGAGCAACTAGACAAGCTTTTCTCTGTAATCCCAACTTCGGGAGATACGGCGTGGGCTATGAAGGTGATGCTCTAGATCTAGGTGAATAAGAGGGGCCGCCTACCCTCTCC